TGAATATGAAGGATTGTATTGTGTTTGTAATTGATGAGGCATTGCAATATATACAGCATCAGGATTGTATATCCTTTCTACATCATTACTAGGTAAGTTTTCACCATAATACTTGTTATCATCTTTAAATTTAATTCTACTCCTTCTTATAGCAACATAATCGACTGCTTCTGTTGGTCCATCCGCATCATTACCACTATGAGGAACTGGAGGTCTGTATGGGTATTTGTAGATGGTCACTTTCTGCCTAAATACTATGTGATCTCTATATATTTATGAAGTATAAACAAGGAAAGTATTTTCCAAGACTTCCTAGTAAATACAAGGGCAATCCTCGTAATATAATTTATAGGTCATCTTGGGAATATAAATTCATGAAATGGTGTGATCAAACCCCTTCTGTACAAGAATGGGGAAGTGAAGAGATTGCTATACCTTATATATCTCCTGTTGATGGTAAACGCCATCGATATTATCCAGATTTTTATCTGAAGGTGAATAATAAGAAATATATGGTTGAAGTGAAACCTGCTAGACAGACAAAAGAACCTAAAACTCAAAGAAAACATACTAAAAGGTATATTACTGAAGTTGTTACTTGGAGTATTAATAAGGCAAAATGGAAAGCAGCAGTTGAATTTTGTAAGGATTATGGTTGGGAGTTTAAATTAATTACCGAGAAGGAACTTAGAGTATAATGGCAGGAATATTACACCCACAAGGTGCAAGATACAATTCTCTTCAGAATTTTACTTCGTTTTTTAAAGTTAAGGAAAATCATCCTAGTACGACGAATCTATATTCTGTTCATTTCTGGTCTCCAATATGTATGACTAGACAGTATGGAGGTTTAACATCAGATACTCTTGATCCTTCAAGAAATAGAGATTTAAATGTTTTATTAGATTATTATGCAAAGAATGTTAACCTTCCAAGCAAACAGATTACTACTGGTCAGGTTGTTAATGTAGGATCACCTATTAAATATGCTACTGGTTCTGCTCATAGTCAAATTAATATAACTTTTCAAATGCCCAGATCTCAACTTACGAGAAATTTCTTTGAGAGATGGATGATGAAGATGTCACAAGATTCTAATCAATATACAGATTATTTTAAGAAATATGTAAGTCCTAAAATAATGATCTATAAATGGGAAAGAGGTGGTGGAGATTTAGCAATAACAGATCCTGTGCTATTAGCACAATTAAGAAATAGTCAGATGAATCCATTGATGGCAAGAAAGAATGAACTTACTGCTTGTTGGGAAGTTCAGAATGCCTTCCCTTATAATATTGGATCTGTGCAATTAAATAATGATTCTGCAAGAGTCATGGATCTTACAATAGGATTCTATTATGAACGTTATAGATTCTATACTCAAGATAAGTTTGATGACGATGGTAAGACTCAACAGGTATCTAGAAGATTAACAAGAAATAATAATATTCAACCAGATAGAGAAACGTATAGAGATAGTGCGAATAAGAACCAAGAATGGAATACTAATCAGAAAGGAGCTTGGGGATAACTAACTAAATATATACATATACCAATCTTTTGATTTGAATACACTATGGCATTACCTAAGTTAAATGTACCTAAGTACACTTTGAAGTTGCCCTCTGATGCTCGTAGAATAGTCAATTTTAGACCATTTCTAGTTAAAGAGGAGAAATTGCTTCTTATAGCAACGGAAACAGGTGAACAACCTGAAATCGTTAAAGCTATTAAAAATATTATTACTTCATGTACTGATATTAAGGATGTTGACTCTTTATCAACATTTGATATTGAATATGTCTTCTTACAAATTCGTACCAAATCAGTTGGTGAGAATGTTACTGTAAGTGTAACATGTCCTGATGATGGAGAAACTGAAGTTGAAGTTCAGATTCCTTTAGATGAAATTAAAGTCATTAAGGATAAGAAACATACAAAAGAATTGAAATTGGATGAGGAAGTTGTATTAACAATGGGTTATCCAAGTTTAGATACTTTTGTACAAATGAACTTTACTGAAGAAGGTGGTGCTGGTGTTGATCAAGTATTCAAGATGGCAGCAAGTTGTGTAGAACAAATTTCTGATCCTAATCAAGTATATGATTGTAAAGATGTTCCTCAAAAAGAACTTCTTGAATTTTTTGATAACTTGAATAGTAAGCAATTTGGTGTTATTCAAAGTTTCTTTGAAACAATGCCTAAGTTGTCACATACTCTTAAAGTTACTAATCCTAACACTGGTAAGGAGAATGAAGTAGTACTGGAGGGTCTAGCAAGTTTTTTCGGCTAGCACTTCTTCATAACAGTCTACGTTCTTATTATGAAGGCAATTTTGCCTTAATACATCATCATAAGTGGAATATTGAGTATATTGATAACTTGATGCCTTGGGAAAAGGAGATTTACGTTAATATGTTAATAAAGTTCCTACAAGAGGAAGAACGACGTATGAAGGAGCAGAATCAATCTGGTGGCTAATACAAAGATAAAAGCATATAAATTTGTAAGCCCTGCTTCAGGAAGAGCAATGGGTGGTGCCGTTGCTTCTGCTCGTGTTACCACTATGGCTATTAATAGGCTAGGTGGTACTATTACTAGTATTGCTAATTGTACTAAGGATATCGAGAGAATTGCTGCTGCTAGTCAGAAACTAGAAGATCAGCAAGAGATCCTTGAAAGAAGAAGATTAAGAAGGGAACGAGATCAGGCAGCTGAGGAAGCTGCTGAAGTTGATAAGATGGAAAAGGGTCTTGACGGCAAAAAAGCCGCCAAGAAAAAACCTGATAATAAAACGAAAAAGGGTATTAGAGGAGCACTCGGATGGCTTGAGCAGTTTTTAGGACCACTTAGTGCTCTCTTTAAGAAACTCTTTGCTATTGGTGTTATTAAATCTACCTTAGAATATATTGGCGATCCTCAAAAGATGGAGGAACTCAAATTATTCTTACATAAGGTAAATGTTGTATTTACGAAGTTATATAATTTTTCATCAGGATTAGTTAATTGGGGTTTAGATGGATTTGCTAAATTAAGTGATCCAGATGGTGATTTTGGTCAGAAAATTACGGGATTAGGACAGCTAATCACGGGTATCATAGGATTAAAGTACCTAATGAACCCATTTAGTCTCATAGCAGATATTATGGGATTGATGGATTGGTTTACGAACCAGCTTCCTGGTGGTCCTGGTGGTGGTCCAAAACCAGATTTACCAAATCCAAAAACAATAGCTGATAAATTTGGTGATGCTGCTGCTAAACAATATAAAGCACTTTTAAAGAAGAATAAAAACGGAGCAAAGGTATTTTTAAACTCTCTTGAGAATGGTAAAAGTCTCAGGGGAGCATTGCGTGATGCTAATAAAGCAATTGCTAAAATAGATGCTGCCAAACCAAAGAAGAAAGGACCATTAGGTCAATTGAGTGATTGGTTTAATAAAGGAAAAACCAAAGCAGGTGAGATACTTGGTACTACTAAAACTAAAACTGGTAATCTTCTTACTAATATAGGTGAAAAGGTTACTGGTCAATTAAGTAAGTGGAATCAGAGTAGAAAAGGTGTTGGTAATTGGTTTAATAAAGGTAAAGATTGGTTATTTGAGACTGGTAGTAAGAAAATCCAGCAAGGTGTAGAAATTGGACAAGCAGTTTGGCAGAAGACTCAAAGGGCATTAGCAGAGAGAGTAAAGGGAATTGGAAATGCTATTAATGGAACCATTGATGGTGCTATAGGTGGATTTAATAAACTTAAAAAAGGTGCTCAAGAGACTATTATTAAGAGAATTCTCCAACCAATACAATCCTTATTAGATCCTTTGCTATCTAAGGTTAAAGGACTTGGTAAAGGTTTACTTGACAAACTTGCTAAAATACCTGGTATAAAACCAATTTTAGAGTTTTTAAAGACTAAATGGGGAATTACAAGTTTAAGTAGTGTTGGTAAATTAGCAAGTGAAATAGGACCTAAGATGCTAGTAGGCATCGGTGGTATTGTTAACTTACTATTTTCATATGAAAGATTTAGAAGTGAAGATTCTATTGGTGGTTTAATTGAAGGTGCATCAGGTGTTTTCGATCTTGCTAGTTTATTCACAGGAGGTACTGGATCTGTAATTTCCTCTGGTTTGGATGCGTACATGTTCGTCAGGGACATGATGCCATTTATTATGCCAAATTGGGATTTGCAGAAGCAGGAGAATAAACTTGTTAATGCATTAGGTCTCAATACCTTTAAAGGTCAAGTTGATAAATTAGGTGCTAAATTACCTCCTTTAGGTAAGATTGTTGAGATGTTTAAAGGGAATGTATCAGATCCCCTTAAGGAGAATGTTCAAAAAGGTAGTGAGGAAGTTAAGAAGAAGGGATGGTGGCCTTTTTCTGCAGGTGGCAAACTTAAGTTGCAGGAAATGATTTTTGGTAAAATATGGAAAGGTGTAAAGAAAGTTGCTAGTAGTGTATGGAGTGGTGTAAAGAAAGTTGGTGCTGCAGTTGGTAAGATAACAAGTAATCCTATAATAGGAACTGCTTTATCATTTATACCTGGTGCTGGTCCTATTATGGCAGGTATTAATGCTGCGGTTG